GCTATTCCTCCTAATGATTGTACTAATTCAACAACTTGATAAGCTAATTTTTTTGAGGATGAATAAAATTCTGCTCCATGATTTGAATAAGAACCATCTGTATCCATCAACCCTTGTAATAAAGATAATCTATTAGATCCCCTGGCATACATATATTCATGAGGTATAAATTTATCTTCAGACCTTTTACCTTTTAAACCTAATTCTTTTAATCTTTTAGTTAATGAATTTCTTGAACCAACTTTTGTAATAATTGCATAATCACAATTTGCATTTTTAACTTTTTTTATTAATAAGTCATCTTCTAATATATGTTCAATAGAATTAATTAACTCTGTATCAACTGTACTAAATCTAATAGATCTTTGAGATAAACCTCCATCACCTAATAGCAAACCTAGTAAATAAGGATTGATAGGTAATTTTTTACCAGGATTAAAACCAATAGGAGCAACTATAGGTATTGACCATTTATTTCTATTTTGCTTATCTTTATAATAAGTAGAGATTGTATATTCTTTTTTAATATTTCTGCCTATTCCACTATAAGTAATTGTTTTGGTATTGTCTAATAAATCTTTTACAGAAAGTGTAATATAACCTTTAGTTCCCCCATTTAATTTTACATTCCATAAGTGATCTTCACATACTTTAATACTATGCCCATCACTGAATGTAATTTTACATAATTTTTTAATACCTTGAGGATAAACACCAATCACATTAATAGCTTCTCCATTAGAACCAATTACTTTATCACCTATTTGAATATCTCCTATTCTTTTTCTACCTTCTGGTGTATAGAGCATATTATTAATATGCTCAGCTTTTCCCTCAGACACCGGGTCAATAGATGCATAATACTGCCCAAAAGCAGGATCTTTAATTGGTCTTTCCCATACAACAACTACACCTGTTTTATCTTCTGTGCTTTTTGTAACTGGAAATTCTATAATAGGTCTTTTACTAGATAACTTTGCTGTAGGTTTACCATTTTCATCAGTAGTAATATCCAAGAATTCATATCCATATTCTTTATCTTCTATTCTTCTTTCTTGTGCTGTAACAAGATGAGATGGAAATACAGATACGGATCTATGATCAAATGCTTCTTTTATATTTCTAGGATGCTGAGATATTCTTAACTGATAGGTTTCAGGATCTAATTCTTTTTTCCAAATGTCAAACTGTTTATCTAAAGCTTCTAATGCTTCTACTACAAGTGAATTACCATACTGATCTATATATGGAGGCATAGACCACTGCTCAGGAATAAATAAACCTGACAAACCTAAAGTACCTTTATCATCTATAAGATTTGTATTAATAGCATACATATCACTATCCAGTGGCCTAAGTATCATTTTTCTTAAAGGATCACATTGTGACAAATCACCAACAGATCCTGCTGCAATAAACATACCTGTAGTAATTAAACCTGATCTCATTGCAGGACGCATATACTCATATGTCTGATCCATCTTAGGAGCAATTCCAGCCTCTTCATGAAAGAAGTATTTAACTGGTCCACCGACACCATTTGTTGGATCTTTTTCAAATGACATACCTTGCATAGTACCCTTTAAACCCACTTCTGTTTTTCTGTCACCTTTTCTTACTTCAATCTTCTGCTGCCACATTAAGACTTTGTCTGGAGACATTGGACGGTACCATGCAGTATGTTCATTAAGGAATGCAGCATATTCCGACAAAAACTTCCAAGAACCTTTCTCATTGATGTAATCTTTAAGACTAGCTCCCATCTTTAATGTGACTCCAGCCTCAAACCACAATTGATTTAATAACTTAGATATATGAAAATATGAAGAAGCTATCTGACGTTTCTTCAAGATAGCTACATGTTTATAGTTTAGTTCTGCTAATAGTTCATATAAAGCCATATGATACTGAGCATCCCGGATCTTAGCAAAGTCAAACTTTTGTTGTTCTTTATCAAAGATTGGTAAGAAGTTTAACCACATATAGTAATCTCTACTCAGATACCATTTTTTATCATCTTTAATATAGAATACTCCTTTTCTACATTTAGCTTTTTGATCATCCCAGTAATATATAAAATCTTTAGATTTAAATGGAGATAAGCAATATACATTTTGATTTCTAAATATTATTGCTTGTTCATTAAATAAGATGCTAGTTTCATCAAACTCATATAAACCGGGCTCTTTAAATAAAGTAAAGATTGCATTAGAGAACTCATCTCTAGAATCATAACTAACAGTAGTCCAGGTACCATTATCCCAACAGGGTATATCTTGATATATTTCACTCATAGTTATGAATCATAAGACAACCCAATTCCTCCACGTACTTTACTAGATTGCTCATCCTGTAGATCTTTGTATACACCTTTAAAAGATTGTCTAATACCATCAAAGTCTTTTGCTAATGCTCTTATCTGAGCTATGTTACCATCTTTACCATCTGTAATTTGTGCAGTAGCAAGATAATTGGATATTCTATCCAGTGCTTTTTGCATACCTCCATAAGCTCTGGATGTTGGAGTTTCATATAACTTCTCACAGAATCTAAGTGCATTATATATTTCTATATCTTCTGTAGAAAACTCGGCATCAATTTCACGCATTATTAAACTTTCCTTTTCTATATGAGGTGTATGAAAGAAAGGGTTCATATCTGGGTCAGGACAAGTCATATAAAACAAGTACTGGTATATTTTTAAATAATCTTCTGGATAATTTTCCATTAGATCTTTAAGAGATTTAAGTGTATAACAATGCTCAGTAGGAACTACTGTTTTATTTTGTACATCAAATAGTTTAATTAACATCTTTATTTCTTTTTAATGTTCTGCTTGTTATCATGAAGGTAGTGAATAATAGCATGTACTTCATCTATTAAATAAGGTATAGTAATGGGCACTACTTCTTTTACTATAGGTTCTCCATTATCATCTAGTTTTGCAATAGGATATCCCCAACTGTCTTCCTTATCAATTTCAAATGCAATATGATGAATAAACATATGTCCTGGTCTTAGTTTAGGATTATGCTTTAATATAATATACATATAAATGCTGAGTTGTAAAGCATAGTGATAAAAGTTACAATCATCTAAGTTATTTACCGGATGTGTCATTTTTTCAGATATACCTTCCCAGTTAACATATGATTCTTTCTTTATCTCTTTATTAGTTTTGTAGTCAATGATATTTACTTTACCATTGACTACTTCCACTAAATCTGATTGTCCACAGATACCTGCTGATCTTAAATAGACCATATGTTCTGGATACACGCCTGGTTCTAATTTTTGTTTTGGAGCTACCCTACCTTCTTCATTAGATTCTAATGGTGTAAATACAGGTACTGTTACACCGTCTCTTTCCATAGATGCTAATGAACATATGTCATCTTCTCTTTGATTATGATACCATGTACCAAGAGTTAATGATCTAGTAGATTCATTGTTCCAAATATCTTGAATAATTTTTGGATCCACTCCCGCCCATTTAGACTTCTTACTTTTGCTTACTTTTTCTGCTACTTTTTTAGCATCAAAAGGTTTTTTAAAATAAGAAACAAGTGTTGTAACACTTACCCAATCAATAGCTTCACCATCTAGGCTTTTGTAACTATGATCACTTGCATTAAAGATTATACTCATAGCTTTTCTAATTCATCTTCTTGTTCTTCTGTAGCTATAGCATCCCATTTACCTAATGGACATTCTGCTGATAAAGCTCTAGTCTTAAATGCTAATGAACATCCGCACTCAGCACAACAAGGTTTAGTGCCTTTAACTGCACAATCTTTTCCTTTAGTATCTAACTGATCACAAGTATCACAGATATCATGTCTCATGCGGGCAATGTCCTCTACAAACTCATCTCTAATTACAGAGTTCTTCAGGCCTTCTAGAATTCCTTTTCTATTCTCCCAAATTGTTTTTAGTACTGCTCTCATTTTTTGTTTTTTTAAATTTGTCTTTTCTTTGTTCTTCTACTTTAATTTTTTCTTCTAGCATAATTAACTGGTTAAGTTTTAGTTCTAAACCTTTTTTCGTATGATATGCTGTAAAGGTTGTTGTATCATGTGATAATAAATCTTTAGTAAATCTAGGTATATGATTACTTACTAAACCGTGTCTTACTACAAAATGTCCTAAACCTTCAACATTAATTCTTGGATATTTTAGGTTTACAAGAGCTGATCTAATTTCTTTATAATATTGCTCAATAAACTTATCCACTAAATCCTCTTCAATATTTAAATCTTCTGATAATTGCTTGTATAGCTTATTGGCTTTCTTTGGTATCATTGCTTAAAAATTTATAGTCAAGTAAAAGTGTACCTTTAGTTTGAATTTTTAAGTTTGGCTCTAGCGTGATTAATTTTTTATTGCCAGAATCTTTGATTACAAGTTTATTTTTCTCAGCTTTATTTATACAATTTCTAACAGTTTGTGGAGATTTAAATATCCAATCTTCTTCTGCAGATGCATCAAGACAAAAATTAGTAAGTTCTATAGGTTCATTAAAACTTAATAATGTAAGACAGTTCAAATCAGATTCACTCATTGTTATGCGGTTAATATAACAATGAGTTAAAATCTGAAATTTTACAACATCCCATTTAGACATCTTGACACGTTTCTGTACTTGATTAACAAGTGCCATGTTTAATTTCTTTTAAGCTTTTTTTTAGCTGTTTCTGAATTAACTCTTCCTTCTAATTCTGCACCTTCTTCATCAAGATCTTCTTCTAATGGTTCTGGGTTATTCATCTGATACATAGAAACCGCATACTGATGATCATACTGTAATCTCTTTAATTTGTTTTCTGATATTTCAGCTAATAGTTTTTCATATTCAGCTTGTGCTTTTAGATAAGGTATAGCCTCTTCAAAGAAATGTTTCATCTCTTCTTTTCTAGCTGTTAACTGTTCTGGAGATAGGTTCTCCACGGGATCTTGTTGGTTTTCCATTGGTTTTTTAATTTAAAGTTTAGACAAATATACAATATTAAGTTTAAACTAGATATATTTAAAACAAAAAATCCAAGCATAGTACATACCTGGATTATAGAAGTTTCTATTAATTGATTACCAACTTCTTCTTCTTCCTTGTGCTTTTCTGGTACTTCTTGATACAGCATTTTTATTAAAGCCGTGACAACCTTTTCTTGGAGGCCATCCTTGACATTGAGCATCATCAGTAGCACCACCCATTTCATAGCTTTTCATTGATCTAATCATTGGTTTAGCTCCTCCTTTTTGCATTGATTTACAGAAGACCATTGCATCTGTAACTCCTTTTAATCCATTTTTCATAGTTATCTGTTTTTAAGTGTAAAGTTTAAAACTGTTAGAAGATAGAAATCTCTAGAATAATCTA